TCTTGTTATAGGTGGCTGTCTTACCTTATATAACAAGATCTGGCCTGTACTGGTAGTCAGCGACTTTATCATTTTTTCTAATGGTATACTAATAGTATATTCACAGAAGAAAAATTAAAGTTGACAAGCTGCGCAAGACGATGTACAATACAATGACTGTCGTACCCAATCTTAACAGATCTGGCCTGTACTGGTAGTCAGTGAGATTAGACTTATTGGAGAATATATGAAACTGAAACGTGGTCAAAAACTTTGTAAGAATTGTAATAATACTAATGGCGCTAGGGCGCATGTTTGTAAAAACTGTGGTCATGAGTTTGTTGCTAAAACTGAAGGCACGAAGGTTGGTAAGACTAAGCGTAGAAAGAAGCTGAAGAAGTATACTACGGTAGACAACTGGAAGGAACTGGTTAAGGGCGATAGAATTAAGGTTGTACGTGGTACTGGTACGTACTATGTTAATGACGCTGGGGATAAACAGTATCTTGCTGACGCTGGTATATACAATGTTATTTCTAGTGACGATAAGGGCTTGACTGTATATGCCAACGATGGAGGATTCGGGTATATCTATATGGGACCAGAAGAACCATCATCTACTCTGCCAAATGTATTTAGGAGTCCTCATAAAGTACTAAAAGTCAACATTCCTGAGCGAGTTTAATATTGGGGCAATTTGGTCCAAATATTACATAACAAGGCCGCTTATTTCTATAATTAGGCCCATTTTGGGTCAAATTAGATAGGGGTGAATATATGGTAACAAAGAAAGAATTCTTCACATACATGTCTTCTATATACAATGAAGACTTTCAAGATGATGATGTATACAAAACTTTCAAGTCTATTATTAAAATCAAAGACCGGGATCAAATTAAGCAATTAAAAGAACTCACTTTGATGAACAAGCGTGAGAGATTACTATATAGACACTCATTAGCGGCTAATGGTAAGGAACTCACACCAAGACAAGTAGACCAGTATATCAGCATGGTTGAACTGGCTATAGAACAAATAGACTAATCTCCAATAGACCCTAGGGATTACTTCAATAGTACCTCTAGGGTCTTTCTCTATACATACAGTACACACTCTACTCTCCTACCCTAGTACCATCTCAAAAGGAAATGGATATCCAATATTTTATTATTATGTGAATTATCCACGTTATAATCCAATATTTATCCTCCCCTGTATATGAGTGTGTTGTGTATGGTATCCTTATATGTATTCTTATGTATGTATACTGTGTTTATAGGGGTTTATGAGCGTTGTGATCCTTGCTATAACTACCCGATTTTGACCCATTTGGGTGTATATTATAATGGATATATTAGGGTAAACAGCCCACAGAAAAATCCATTAAAGAATACTAAAGGGGAGAAAAACCCACAAATCGGAGAGAAAAAAATGATATCAAACCAAGAAAATAATGAGATAAAGCAGCAGATGGATGTTGTTATATCTGAGCTAGAAAAGCTTGGGGTATCCGCTAGTAGCCATAGCAATAATACTGAGGGGCTTGGTGACGTTGTTGAAAATGTATTGAAATCTGTAGGCATAACAGAAGAACGATTCAAGCAATGGTTTGGATTAAGAGAGTGTAATTGCTCTAAAAGAAAAGCTTGGCTAAATAATCTGTTTAGTTGGAAGAAAAATCAGACTCAAGGTTGACAATCCGTTTTGACGATGTACAATCCTACTGGTAGAACACTATAATACAGTAGGAGTACAAATGCGATACGGTCTATGCTGCATATCTCTTGAATTACAAGAGCTTGACAATCCTATAAAATTTCAAACCATGACATACAAGCGGTTTTCATCGCTTGATCGTGAAGATGCCCTAGAAATTCTGGGCGACCGCATTCTCAACAATATGCGTGTCACGAACTCTATTATGCAGCATTGTGCTAAACATAATATGGTTTATCGTATTTCTAGTGATTTATTCCCCCTTATTACATATGACGAAGCCAACATTGACTTAGAGGATTTGCCAAATTATGACGATATTCAAGAAAGTTTTGATACTATTGCGGAGACTATTTCCAGTAATATGTTGCGTATTTCTTGTCACCCTAGTGAATTTAATGTGCTGGCTTCCACAAACCAAAAAGCAGTCGAAAAGTCCATCACAGAACTTAATTTCTATTCTTCATTCATGGACAGAATCGGATGCCCAGCAGACTATCGATCCCCAATGAATCTCCACGTTCATAATAAGCATGGAACCCATAGCGAGATCATAAGTCGTTTCATGCAGACGTTCAACAGTTTAGATGACAATTGTCGATCTAGGCTTGTTATTGAGAATGACGATAAAACTGGCTGCTGGTCTGTCAAAGAACTCACCGATATATTCCATCCTGCCACCCGTATACCGATTACATTCGACTACTTGCATCATGCCTGCCATCCAGACGGCCTGACAGAAGAAGGGGCTATACGGGCTTGCTATGCAACGTGGGGCGATTATACGCCACTCTTCCATTACAGCGAAAGCCGTCCCGGTAATAACCCAAGGGCGCACGCTGATTATGCCAATAATATTTTTGATACCTACGGTCTAGAGTTTGATATAGACTTTGAACTCAAAATGAAAGATTTTGCTATATTCAAACACAAACATATGATGAAGGAGTTAAGTTATGCATGATGATCCTTTAATAGAAATCAAATGTATAAACAAGATGTCCAAACATATTGGTAAAGATGTGGCTAAAAATATGAATATACCTTTGGATGAATTAAAACAGTATATCAAGCCAAAAGAGATCAAGTCCATCATATTACAATATTCTATCGTAAAGAATGGAAAAGCATTGATAAACGCATTTATACTTCAAAAGGTATTTAGAGAAGTAAATAATTGGATACTAGGAATACAATTATCAAAAATGGCAGCAAAGGGCGAATTGGAAGCATTGTGGGATGATGAGCAGAATTGTATGGTGTTCTCATCAAAATGACTCAACTCTTGACAGCCTAATGACGATAGTGTACAATACACCCATCTAAGGAGAACTTTAATGACTTGGCGTGAACTTAAAAACTTTATTAACAAACGTGCTAGGAATAATAAATCATTTTTGGACGCAGATGTTAATCTTTACAATTTTGATGATGGTTCGGAACATGATGTAGACATTACAGAATTGTCATGTAATAAAGAAGAATCAGACAATGAGGATGGAACTAACTGGGTTGTATATCTTTCGATAAATGATAAGGACGCAAATGATGAAACAGAAACTACGGAAGCAAGTGTCGATTGATTTCTTGAATCATGTAAAATTAAGTGTAAATGATATGCTTCAAACCAAGATTCCACAATCCACCAAACAAAAACTATGTATTATCATGGAAAAACTGTTGAATGAAACCAAGAGTTATAATGGATACAAGTATTTGTATTGGACTAGATATGGTAAGCTTGATTGGGATGAAGCTAAAACCAAGGCCGTCTATAAGGATATCCCAAAGGAATATATAACTGGTCCAGAGGATACAGGCAAGATTGATTTTGTAAGCGATATACAGGGCGAATATTCACGTAGCTATAATTAGGAGGACTTTATGGACCGATTTGATCTTGAAAACCATATCACCAATCTTCATTCGATTGTTGATTCTTTAAATGATATTTCTTATGGTATCCTTGAAGGTGAGTTTACTAAGGATGAGACTGTAAATGCTGTTGATGGTCTAGCGGTTTTGACTAAGGCTAAGATCGAAAAGCTTTTTGATACATTTGTAAGAGTATTTGAATTAGATGGATATACTCAAGACTTAACCGAGAATATTGATCCATTTAATACTCAAGATGTGTGGGTTTGATGCTCTGGAAAGAAATTAAGTCTTGGGCAACAAACCACAATTATACCGCAAAAAAGACTGAGGATGGATATGTCTGGTCTAGGCTTGACAATCCATCTAGGTCTGGTATAAGTAAGAGTGTCAGCAAACTAGCTACCGACATATACAATGATATGACGGATAATAAATTCTTAGAACATCAAGAGAAATACAAGAATGACTCACGATTTTGATTATGTTGAAAATATGGTTAGTGATCTTAGGGCTACAAGTAGCACTAAAGACAAAGAGGGAATTATTTTGGACTATTGCGAACGAAATAGTCCCGCAGCGGCTTTTGCAAAGAAAATTCTACTTTATACATATCATCCATTGTGGCAATATAATGTCACTAGTGACAATTTAAAGAAAAAGAATCAACTACGTGGTCAAAAGTATCACACTCTTTTTGAACTATTAGATGATCTAAAGAGTCGTTCAGTTACAGGCCATGATGCTATTGGTGCTGTAAATAGTTTTGTTGAACGTTATTCTATTTACGAAGAACTCATTCACTGCATTATCGATAAGGACTTAAAAACCCGTGCTGGCGACAAGATCATCAACAAGGCTATTCCAGATCATATTCCAGAGTTTAGTGTTGCTCTGGCAGATAAATATGAGCCTAAACTTGTAGATTGGAAGGATGGATGGTATGTTAGTCGCAAAATTGATGGTGCTAGGTGTATTGCTATTGTTGATGAACGCGGTGAAACCATTTTCCTATCAAGAACAGGTAAAGTTTTCGATACTTTGTCTGTTATCGCTAATCACATTCGTAATATGGGCATTTCTAACGTAGTTCTTGATGGAGAACTTTGTTTAGTCGATGATGATGGCAATGAAGATTTCCAAGGGGTTATGAAACAACTCAAGAAAAAAGATCATACGATCACAAATCCTTGTTTTAAAATCTTCGACATGCTTACGCATAACGAGTTTTATAGTAAAAAGGGTGAAAGTAATCGCCCGTATTCGTTGAGATTGGCTAATCTTCTGGAAACTTTCAAGAATAACAATAGTTCCTGTCTATCTATTCTCAAGCAAGATAAGATAAGTGGCGATTCTCATTTTCAAGAATTTGTACAAGAATCCACCCGCAATGGATGGGAAGGTTTGATGCTTCGTGCAGATGAATCATACAAAGGAAAACGAAGCAAAGACCTATTAAAGTATAAGAGCTTTCATGATGATGAATACGTCGTTATTGCTATTAAGTTTGGACCATTTCGTTATGTAAAAAATGGTCAAGAGTGTGAAGAAGAAATGCTTTCAAATGTAACCGTTCAACATAAAGGATATAATGTAGATGTAGGGAGCGGTTTCACCATATCAGAAAGACAATACTTCTATAGTAATCCAGACGCCATTGTTGGCAAAGTAATCACTGTTCAATACTTTGAAGAGACAAACAATCAAGATGGTGGCATTAGTCTCAGATTCCCTACGCTAAAATATATTCATGGAGTTAAAAGAGATGTATGAGTTTTCCAATCCGCTAGATTATATACTAAAGTGTACAGAGCAGGGTCTTATACCTAAAATCTTCACTGTTCAAAATGCTAAAGATGAACTAAAAAAACTCCGCTCTGAACTTCAAGAATTAAAAGAATATAATCAAGAACTACAGTGGATAAACAAACTCTTGCATGAACATCAAAATTCGTCCTGCAACAAGAAATGCTCAAGGCAAACCTTGACAAGTGACGATGATAGTGTACAATGATGGAAATGCGGGAGTGTAGTCCAACGGCAGAGACAAAGGACTTAAAATCCTTCAAGTGTGGGTTCGAATCCCACCGCTCCTATTTATTAATTGATAATGAGTTTACTCTTATGACATTCGACAAATGGCTTCAACAAGACGAAGGATTCGGACCAAGAATAGATCGAATATTGGATGATGTAAAAGTCTCAGTTGAACAAGAAAAAACTGACGATATAATTAAATGGTTAATGGCAGCATACGCTATGGGTCACGAACAAGGATATGATACTGGGTATTATGACGCCTCAGAAGAGGCTGGATTAACTTAACAAGGAGATTATATGAGTAAAAATTCGCTGGAGACTTTTAAGATTGGAAGTAAGGTTAAGTTGGCTGAAGATGTTTATGGGGTTATTAGTGCTGTGTGTATTCGTGGCAATAATTATGTTACCTATGAATGTTCTTGGTGGAATGGCCGCTCCCATGATAGTAAATGGTTCCATGAGAATGAAATTGAAGTTACTATCAGTGAAAAAACCAGAATAGGATTTGCATAAACGAAAGAGGATATCATGACAGATGATTGTTTTGAGTGGGAAAACAATTTAGTTGCCGTTGCTTATGCTCAAATGAATGATCGCGGAGACTTGTTTGATCTAAGATTACAGAAAAACCCTTACATACAAAATAACAAAGTTATTACTTTATACGCTTTAAGGAAAGATATATGCCATACATCGAAGAATCAAAAAGAGAAAGAGTAGATAGTTGTATTTCTGAGTTGGTACTTTGTATGAAAAGTACATTGCTCAACGCTGAAAACATTAATGTGTTTAACCTTGACAAACTAAACAATCAAGATATACTTGATTCAGCAGGTGTTGTTAATTACTGTATCACTAGGATCGTTAATAAAATGATGGGAGAGATTTCATACCCAAAAATAGCAGTGATGACAGGAGTGCTAGAAAATATTAAGCAAGAATTCTATCGTAGAGCAGCAGCACCATATGAGGATCGCAAGATCAACCAAAATGGAGACGTAAAAGAATACAAGAAGATTTAAATACGGCCCCATAGTTAAATGGATATAACGAGTGACTTCTAATCTCTAGTTGTAGGTTCGATTCCTGCTGGGGCTATTAAAAATATTGTTGCATCACAGTTCGTAGGCTATAATATTGTAGCTACGGAGCCAAACGATACCCGTTAACGTGGGGATCAATTGGATTCATAGAATAGTGTTCTTAAAACTTTATTCTATGAGGTGACTTATGTATAAGATTGATAATTTT